GGGGTGTAAATGATACTAGAATAAACGGCTTGACTTTACAATACTATGAGGGCGCTATGAGTATTACTGCACGTAGAGCGCCAATTACAGGAAACCTAACTATTAGACTATACGAAGCACGTGAGGATTTAATACCTCCATCTATTGATTTATTTATTACTTATAGATCAGCAAGTATAATTCCTAACATAGGCACAGAGGATCCTATTGGTGAAATGCATACGGCTACACAAACAGGCAAGTTTACTTTTGTGCCACAAACTGTTAATCTGTTTAATGGCGATACAACATCAAATTTATATCTAAGCGGAATTTATCAAGCAAACCAAACGACGCTAACAAGTTTATGGAATCGCAGAGGAATATCTGAGAGTATTTTAGCTACTCCATATGAAAGTAGTAAAGCATTTTTACGCATAGCAGTTGAAGAAAAACAAAGGCTATATGCAGGACCATTTGTTAGATTTGAAGGTTCTATATTTGGATATTTTAATCCTGTTCAGAGGTGGTCAATTAATTTAATAGAGGGTTACTTTATGAATTTAAGCCTTAACTATGACTTGCAGCAGAACATCTGTAAAGCAGTTTTAGGTAGAATAGTAGATGACGAAATTGCTCTGGATTATACGCTAACGCCAGATTATGGTGCGACAACAAAAGTAACAGTAAAAGGAACGCCATGATGTTATTTATAAACAATATTCCTGTAGGTTGTTTAATCTCTGTAAGTAAATCTGAGCAGATTTCTTTTCTAGCAACGTGCAAGACTTCACAGTCAGGCGGACTAACTCAATTAGGTAGGATCTACACTTACTCAATACCCTTTGAGGGTGTTATGACTACCGAAAATAATATAATGTCGTGGACAGGCTTAAAATCGCTTGAAAGAGTTAAGATAGATTGGGAAATTACAGGCGATGGCATAGAGGGTGAGCAAGGGCAAGGATTTATAGAGAATTTAGAGATAGTAGGGGAGGTGCAAGATTTTATTAAATTTAGTGGTAATATTACAGGCTATGACTGATTTAATGCTTTATATAAATGATACGCCAGTCGGGTGTTTGCTGAGTAATAATTTAGCTGAGAGTATTAGCTTTATTAAGACCTGCAAATCTACGCAAGACATGGCTCAAAAGCAGTTACCTCAGTTGCATTCTTATTCTATAAGTTTTGAGGCTGTTTATTCGACAGATCAAGCTATAATAGGATGGGATCAGTTAAAAGATTTAGGCAGGTCAAGACAGATTATGGACTGGTCAATGCTAAACACAGATACGAATGAGGGCGATGCAGGTGAGGGATTTTTGGAATCTTTAGAGATTAGCGGAACATCAGAGGATTTTGTTAAATTTACAGGAGTTATTACCGGATATGGAGCAATAGTAAATGCAGCTCTAGATTATAATGTCTGGGCGCAGGATGAGGATGTTTATGTTGATAATGGTGGTGGATTGTATGTATTTGTAAATTAAAAGATATGCCAGTAATTAATGGAGTTTATTTAAAGGATTTTACGGCATTACCGAGTTCGGTAACGGATGCTAATATAATACCTATTGCCATTACAGGCAATCAAATAGCGTATAGAACAACTGTCGGAGGTATTGTGACAGATGCTAGAGTGACTAGTAAACTATTGACAGGCTTATCGGTCACAGGAGGCGCTATTGCGTCAACCGATACCATATTACAAGCATTTGGCAAAGTGCAGAATCAGCTAAATGGTAAGGTTAGCTCTGTTGGTTTAACAATGCCATCGGCTTTTAACGTAGCTAATTCACCTATAACAAGTTCAGGCACTTTAGCAGTAACCGCAGCGGGTGTTGCATCTCAATACATTCGTGGTGATGGACAGTTAGCTGATTTCCCAACAGGCGGAGGAGGCGGTGGTTCTTCGGTATCTTATTATCTTAATGGTTCAATTAATCAGGGAACATTTGTAGGTAATACCTACTACGAAATGAATAAAACACCTGTATTTGGTGCAGGTACAGATTTTAGTATTGGTGCTGATGGTTACATTGCTCAATTCATAACTGATGCGAATGACCCTAATGCCTTATTAATTCCTGCTGGTAATTGGAACTTTGAAACTTATTTTAGTGCTTCTTCTGGTGGTGGTTCTCCTTCGTTTTATATTGAACTATACAAATACAATGGAACTACATTTACTTTAATTGCGAGTAGTTCGGCAACGCCTGAGTTGATTGCTTTTGGCACAACTATAAATCCATACTTTTCAAGTTTAGCAGTTCCCGAAACAGTTTTAGCGGCTACCGATAGACTTGCAATAAGAATTTATGTTACTCATTCAGGTAGAACAATCACGTTACATACCGAGAATAGTCATCTATGTCAAGTCATTACTACGTTCACCACAGGAATACAGGCATTAAACGGACTAACCAAACAAACACAATATTTTGCGGTTGGCACAAGTGGAACTGACTTTAATATTTCAAGCGCAACAGATACGCATACGTTTAATATTCCGAGTGCAAGTGCAACTGCTAGAGGTTTAATAACAACAGGAACGCAGACTATTGCGGGACAAAAAACATTCTCAACAGGTTTAACTGGTACATTAACAGGTAGTGCATCTTTATTAAATGGGTTTGCTTCGGATGTTACTGAGGTATCTAATACAATACCAAGGAGAGATGCTAATGCCGATATAGTAGCACGAACCTACTTTATGAATACTGTCTACGGTGATTTTGCCCCAAATAAATTAGTCGGCACGTCTTCAACTGGTCAAATACGAGAGATGTCACAAGCACAGGCTTTAACCTATTTAGGTATTTCGTCAAGTTACCTAGCATTAACAGGAGGTACGCTTACTGGAGCATTATCAGGCACAAGTGCAACCTTTACAGGAACAACTTTATCTGGTGTTGTAAAAGGAATAGCTACAAGCGGATTTGGTGTATCAGGAGAAGCAACAAGCGGAAATGCAGTTACTGGAAATGCTACTACTGGAGTTGGTGGTATTTTTATTGCTAATAACACAGGTGGAGTTGGATTAATTGCTGATTCCTATACAGGAGTTATTGCTAAATTTCAGGCATCTGGAACTGATAAAGTTACAATTGCAAATACAGGAGCATTAACAGGTACAAGTGCTACCTTTAGTGGAGCGGTGACAATAAATGATGCTGCAAGAATAGATGCAGCCAACGGAAATCAATTAATATTAGACAATGCAGGGGAGCGATTCACGCAAATAGATTGGTATAATAACAATTCTGGCAAATCGGTTATCTTTTGGGATAATACAAATAATTATTTTCAAATTCAATCAACTCCGGCATCCTCTAAAATCAGGGTTGTTGCTCAAACAAACGGAGTTGAACTTGCAAATGGTGGGACTTCATGGAGTTCATTGTCTGATATTCGGGAGAAAACAATAATCAGACCGATTCAGGATGCATTAACAACTTTGAAAGATTATAGAACAGTTATCGGGAGGTATAATACAGATCTTGAAACAGTTGAAAGAGCGTTTTTAATTGCTCAAGATGTTCAGATGACATACCCTTATGCAGTCACAGAGGATGATGATGAAGATCAAAGATTAAGGCTATCTTATACCGAGTTAATACCTTTGCTTGTGAAGTCTATTCAAGAATTAAAAGCAGAAATAGACATTTTAAAAAATACACAAACACAAGGCAATAATTAACCATATTTGACATAAAATCAACCCTATGAAAACTGAAAAAGAAGAACAAACAACAGAAGTACAAAAGTTAACAGTAGAATTAACTGCGATTGAATGGAATGCAGTATTGGCAGTCATTGAGGAATCAACTGCACCACACATTCAAGTTAAGGCAGTAGCAGCAGAATTAGTTAAACAATTACAACCTCAGATTAAAGATGACAAATAATAACGCTGATTTGGCGACTGTAGTAAGTGTAACAGGGGCAATGCTTAGTATTGCAAATGTGCAACCGATAGTTACATTAATAGCTTCTATTGTTGCTATAATTAGTGGAGTATTTGCCATTAGGTATTACATTAAAGCAACAAACAAAATAAAATGATTAAGAACGCAATAATATTTATTTTGGTTTTAGTGTGTTTGTTTTTGTTTGAACTTAGGATTCCAACAAGGACAGTTACTAAAACTAAAATAGATACCGTTTTTACTGTGAAAACTTTCACAAAGCATACAAAAGGCGATAAAATACCTTTTAAGATTTTAGATACTATTTATAAGCAAAATTATGATACTACCTACATTGTTAAAGATTATAACCAGGCTAAAGAGTTTACTGATAGCATCAGACAAGATAGTAACCTCTACGTTATCAAAGATACCATCAGCCAAAACAGAATCATCGGCAGGTCATTCCAAGCCAAAATCCAAGAAAAAACAATCACAATAACAAACAATATAGAATCCAAGAGCAAAGCGGCTTTGTATTTAGGCATAAGAAGCGATATAACGAGAGATTTAGGTAAAGTGAATCACAACATCACATTAAGTCTAAAGACACGTAAGAAAGGCTTATTTAATGTTGGTTATGGAATGAGTGGTTATTCAGTAGGTTATTCATTAAAATTATAATT